GAACAAGGTGGTGGATGGGTTAAAAATGATTATTCAGAATTTAAAGAGGTGTTAGAAATTAACGCTGAAGATAATTTAAAGATTTCACCACGACCAATGACTATTTTTGAAGGTGATTTTAAGGGTTATATTCCATACATGAATTATTTCAATATTGACACATTTACAAAGCTTGAAAACGGCTTTATTGTGCCTAAAAAGTTCCAATTTTTAAAGTATTCATATTCATTTGATAATGACATTTGTAAAATGACAGCTAAAGAATACAACGATAATTATTTCTTTGGAGAAGATCAATTTAAAGTTACTATTAAAGAGAATTTCGGAAATGAAAGCAAGGTTACGCTAATCAATTGATAAATTAAAATAATTAACGTATATTAGAGCTATGAGTTTAGACTATATCAGGGGAAAAGAATCAATGTTTTTCATCAAAAAAAATGATGTTTTTTTTCCTGTGGCTTGTTTAACGGCTTCACCTATTTTTGAAGATGTTCAGACTATAGAAACTACAACGCGAGAAAATGAAGGGTGGGTTACCGATTTACCAACTAATCAAAGTTACACAATTGACTTAAGTGGATTAATGGTAAAGGATGATTCGGATTCTGATAATGAAGTTTTATCGTATCGCGAATTACGAGCAATGAAACGTAATAGAGAATTAATTGAATGGAAGAGAGAAACTTTAGATGGATATTATATTGATAGTGGAAAAGCTCATATTATATCTATTTCAGATAGTGACGAAGCGGATGGTTTTATAACGTTTTCGGCTTCATTAAAAGGATATGGGAAACCTGAAATAGATTTTAAAAGAAAAGGATTAGGATTAGATAATACATTAATTGTAAATAACGAAAAAGGCGTAACGAATGGCTATTGAAATTGAAGATATAAAAAATAAACCATTTTCAGCAATAAAAGCTGCGGATGTTAAATTAGTGGGCTATAATAATAATGAGTTCAAACAAATTTCAACAAAAAATTTAGTTGAGTTAAATTCTAAAGGTAAAATTCCAACACAATATTTGGACTTATCAGATCTTAAATTTTTGGGTGTTTATGATGCCGAAAATAATATTCCAAATATATCTAATTCAATTGGAAATGACAATGAATACTATATTGTTAATGTTCCTGGAACTCAAGATTTTGGAAGTGGTGATTTAATCTTAGTTCCTGGTGATTATTTAATATATTCGGGTAACAAATGGAATAAAATATCTAAGGATGAAATAAATTTTTATACTGATGGATCGATTGCATCTGGAGTTTATCCGCGAGTTGATTTAAATAATAAAAACCCTGTTAATCTAGGTATTACAGAATTTTATTTCGATGGATCAATAATGACAGACGCAAAAGTAGATAATGAGTTTTATTTTAAAGAAGGAGGAGTATATTTAGAGAAAAAACTTACAGGCATTGTGTACGCATCTGATTTTGGAGCAGTAGGTGACGGTGTAACTGATGATCAGGCTTCTATTCAAAAAGCTATAGATTATTGCCAAATAACACACAAAGATTTATATTTTGACAAACCTTTATATTTAATCGGATCGCCCTTAGTTTCAAAATTAAATGATTTAAATTCTTTCTTTTTAATGAAAGGAATTGGAAAAACAGTTTTTAAATTAGGGTTTGAAGGAACTTTGTTAACGGTTGGGGATGCTTCTTATGAAGGTTCTCAAGATGGTTACGGATTTGTTAAGATAAAAAACATTGATTTTGATAATAATGGTTTTACAAATTCGGTAGCGATTGATGTAAGAGGTCAAAAAAAGATATTTTTAGGAGATCTTTATATATTTGGAGGGTTTACGGATGCTATTAGATTAAAGAGTGTTTACGCTTCTCCCGAGATAAACGCAGTTAGGATTAACGGGTGTATTAATGGAATTCGTTCTTTTGGACAAGTAAACAACATACTTTATAAATTGTGTGCTTTTTTAGCTTGTGAAAAAGGGTTTTATGCTGATCCTACAAGTGGACAGGATATAGCAAGTGGTGAATTAGACACAAATACTTTTTTGAATTGTGATTTTGAAGGAAATCAAAAATCTATTTACATAGATTCACCAAAAGGATGTCAGTCTATTAGGATTATAAATAATCACTTTGAAAATAATTTCGGAGAAGAAATTTACATTGCAAATAAATGTTCTAATGGAGAATCATGTTTGATTTCATCTATTGATATTTCAGGAAATCTAATTTACGGACTTCATAGCGTTACGATTGGCAATGATGCTACGGGTGGTAATGTTCTGGGATCAACTGTTTCTAAAAACTTTATTGTAGGCGAAACATCTAACAGTATTAAAAATGGGAAGATATGCGAAGAAATAGCATTTAATTGCTCAACTTATGACAACGTTTTTTCTGGCTCTGATTTATCTGTTGATTTAGTTGACCACCCGATTGCTCAATTATCAAATCAAAAAAATAGAACTGGATCGGGTGATAAATTACCAATGTATCATAAAACACCCGTTGAACCTTATGGTACACAAGCAGCAGGACAGAGGGGAGATATTAGATATGGTGACAATAGGCTTTGGGTTAAGACAGAATCAGGATGGATGGTGTCTCAATTACAGAAAGTTCCTGATTATCACGCTGGGAATTACCCAGAATTAATTCAATCTGGGACTACTATTTCAGCAAAAGATTTAAAAATTTGTCGAACAAATAATTTTTCATCCGCAGCTACTATAAATCAAATTACTAACGGTTACGTAGGACAAGAATTGACGATTATAGGTTTTGGCGATAATAATACAACCATTGGTCATGGTTCAAACATACGACTTCAAGGAGGAAATGATATATTGTTAGGTGACTACGATACTATAACTTTAATCTGCTTAGAAGGTACTATTTGGGTTGAGAAATGCAGAAGTAATAATTCTTAATAAATGAACAAGATAAAAATATTAGATTTAGCAACAGCAGGGGTGGTTTTCGCTCTTGCTGTTAATGAATTATAAAACAATAAAATTATATAAAATGAAAAAATTCAATTTTTTAAATATTATTAAAATTGTACTTGCTGTATTAAGCGCAGGAAAAACAATACATGATGAAATTAAGTCAACAAAAAGAGAGGGTTTAAATGATGATTTAGAACCACCTGTTGATAATACAGATCCTCAAAATCCAAATTACCCACCAAAGAAATAATGAATAAGTTTGTTGGCATAATTATAATCTTTACTTATTTTGCAAATTATCATATATGTAATTTAATTTACCCGAATGATGTTGTAGGTTTTTGGGATTTAAAGGTTTCAATATACTGCATACTTATTGTATTATCATTAAAATATAAAAGTATTAATAATGGTGTTGTAAGTTTAATTGAAAGCGTATTTATATCAATAATTATTAATAATATTGTAGTAAATTTTTTCTTTCAAGAAAGGAACTATTCCTATTCTGATTTAATATTAATTCCTTTAATAATATCAATAGAGTATGCAAAACATTATAAAATTAATTGTAGAGAATATTTACGCAATATTATTGGAGGTCATAATATCGATAATAATAATAAAAACTAATAAGAAAAAGAAATGAATTTGCCAAGTTTTGCAGAGTTTAAAAAAAATCAGAATGCGTTTTATGCTTTTGCCACGATTCTTGCATTAGTATTTATATTCCAATTATGGTTAAAAAGTGCCGATAGAGAATATATAGCAACTCAAGAGTCTTTAAAAAAATGTGAAGACAATAATAAAAACTTAGAAAAAAAGGTTGATATTCTTAACGAGAAATTATTAAGCATAGTTCAAAAACAACAAATTAAAGATTCAATAAAATGAAAACGATAATGTATATAGCGTTGTTTGCCTTTGTTGCAAGTATACCGAAAGCGTTTAATAGTGATTTAAATTTAAGCTCACAAACACAGGAATTGCCAAAAACTAAGGTTGATTCAGCGATTGTTTTAGCTACTAAATTTGAAAAAAAAATTGATAAAAAGATAATGAAAAAAATATCTAATACCAATTCAAAGATTGATAGTTTAGAGGAAGTTGTAAGGCTTCAGAAAATAGAAATAAGAAAATATAAAAAGCTGTTAAGAAATGGTAAATAGAAAATTATTTTTCAATGCTTATCGTCAGAATTTAGATCCTGATAAAAAACTATCTCAATCTGAAGTAAATGCTTTAACGGTATTTTTGGATATGGTAGATAAAGAGTTTAAACGATTAAGTATTCCGCAATGGGCTTATGTATTTGCGACAACTTTTCACGAGACAAACGCCACATTTCTGCCTATTAAGGAAGCTTATTGGTTGTCTGAAGATTGGAGAAGAAAAAACCTTCGCTATTTTCCATTTTATGGAAGAGGTTTTGTTCAAATTACATGGAAAGCTAATTATGAAAAATTCAGCAAGCAATTAAGTGAAGATTTCGTAAAGAATCCCGATTTAGTAATGCTTCCTAAATATGCTTTTCGTATTTTAATTGACGGGTTTATTAACGGTGACTTTACAGGAAAGAAAATATCAGATTATATAAACGGTCAAACAAAAGATTATAAAGGTGCAAGAAGGTGCATTAACGGAACTGATAAGGCTCAATTAATTGCAAACTATGCCAAAACATTTGAATCAATAATATCATGAAAAAAATTTACACCAAAAATAACTATTTAATTATAGAGTTTGACAGTATCGTATATCAGCGCCCAAAAAGTTTATGTTATTTTGTTAAAAGCCGTGAAGATGATGATATTTTTAGGCTTTATTCTATCGGGAAAGAAACGCCTGACGAATTAAAATCAAACTTATGGACTGAATTTGTAAACGAAAACGACCTGTATTTTGCTGATATTAATGCGTTTGAAAACTTTATAACTTCCAACACGGGAAATTTTAGTTCGGGGGAGCCTGACCCCTTAAATGAAACAGGGCAGGTTAAAGCTAATTATACAGGATTAATTCTCACTAATTTTTCTCAAAATGTACCGAAAACATTTGATATTAATTCGGCATCAGCTACGTTAGCGCCTTATCCTATTACTAAATATCCAAATAGCACCGTAAATTCTTACGCTGGTCTTTTTGACGCTACGAGAGGAACAAGCCCCGCGGGTAGGTTAATTGAAAATGAAATTGAAGGACAGGTTAATTTATGGCGCATACAAGGTAAATATTCGGGAAAAGGTTCGGGAAATAATGGAGCTTTAGATTTGACTTTAAGGAATACGAATAACAATTTATTTGTTTCAAAAAATATAACTTTGCCATCGGGTAGAACTTTGGGAACTTTTGACGAGAATGTTATTACAATATCAAATAGTCAATCCGTTCCATCTCCGAATGGTTTTGTATTACAATGCGATTTAAGTTTCTCAGACAGCAATCTAATCGTTGAAATAACAAGCATCACAAGAATATCTCTATCAGTAAAATATTAAATTTTTTATATATGTTTGAAATAACACCACCCAAAGAGTCTATGGGTAAAAGACCAAAAAGAATCCAGGCGTTAATGTTTGAATTTGCACAAGTTCAATATGATTTTTTAACGGCTATAAATAGCGAGGTTGAGGAAGAAGAATATTTAGAATTAAATGATCTTGAGAAATCAGAATTTGAAGCGTCCCTTCAATTAGAAGTCAATTCTTATGATGCTATTCAAGGGCTAATCGAGAATTATTAATCAAGTGGTTTAATTATCACATTAAAAAATGAGGTGAAATTATCTAATCGGCTATTCCTACAGGTTTAGCCTTTTTTAATGCAAAAAACCGATGCTGTTAAACATCGGCTAAATAAACCAAATAATATGAAAAACTAACAGTTACATTGACTTACTATTGTTCCTGAATATTGAATTCCTGCATCAGGAGGTGTTTGATTGTTTCTTTGTTTTGGATACCAAGTTACTTCTACAAGATAACCACTTGAATTATAAACACAAGCATTACCTGAAGATGCGTTATAATTATCGTGACAAAGAATTACCGCTCTTCTTCCAGATTGTGTTGTAAATTCTGACACCTCAGGATTTTCAGTAAAATACTTAACTGTTGTAATAGCCTCTTCAACTAATTCGGCTTTTTCTTCTTCTGTTAGGTTACTAGGGTCTTTAATTTCCTCACCTTCGCCCCTTGCTTGTAGATTGGTTTTTGAGTTTGAATTTACTTCTTGGTTTACAGATTGTGGTGTATCTGCATTATTACAAGAAACTGCGATCATTGCGATCATTGCTAAAGTTAATAGCTTTTTCATAAATTATTATTTTTAATATTGCCTACTATTAAGGGTTTCGGCTATCCCGATGCAAATATAATTATTTAAATTAAATTATTATTACGGTTTTCATTATTTAATATTTCTTTTACTTCCTCAATTTCCGATGCTGTTAAAAACTTGCCTGATTTAAGTGTGATTGATTCGTCTTGATATACAGCTTCAAACCAATGCATAACTCCTGCTTTTTTTAATTGCCAATTAATTGAATTGAATTTTTCACATATCACAAAATTATATCCTTTGTGGATTAAATTATATTCAAACGCTTTATCGAACCAATCCGAATCAACGCTTCTTAAAACTTCTCTTACAGCTCTCTTATACTCTTCCTTAATCAGCTTATAACCTATTACTTTTGATTGGCTGTTAAATTCAGAGTTAGAATAAACATCGTTTTTAAATGCTACATCTTTGGGATCATATTCTGTAAGATTTTGCCATTCATCAAATAAAATAAAAGCCGAGTTATTATTGCGTGTATGTATTTGAATGTTTGAATCTCTATAATTACCTAGATGAATGTAAATGTTGTTAGGAAAATTATTATAATAAATATCTTTTAATTCATTATCATTCCAACGTTTATCGCTTTTAAAACCTAATTCTATAAGTTTTTCAATTACATTTTTCGCTTGTTCTCTTGAATTTACCTTAACAATATAAGGCAAGTCTTTTTTACTTGTTGGTTTCATAATTTTTCAATTTTTCGTTTATAATTTGTTTTAATTCGATTTCTTTACTTTGCGGACAATAGATAACCATTCTTTTAAGTGGCTCACCGTATTTCTTTGGTCGTCCTGCATTTAATCTTTTTCCTCCGTGCATAATAAATAAGCAGTTTTATGACTTGCTTAGGTCGTTAAATTAAATACCGTAAATGATTACTGCTAGATGAAAATTAGTTTTAGCCTCAAATTTAATCTTTATAGATTTTAATCTTTTTTCTATTATACTTAAGCTATTTGGTTTGTGATTAGCTTTTTTAAAAGCCTCGCTAATTTCTGTTTGTGTCATCCCTTCTTTTAAATAAAATAGAATTGTTTGATCCACTACATCTAGTTTTTCATAGATTTTTTTTGATTCTTTATTCATAATGTTTATTTTTAGAATGAGTTGGTTTGTCTCTCATTTCTCTTACAAAGATATAACATTATTTTGAATTATAACACTAAAATTAAATATATTTTAAATTATTTTTCATTTTGCTTTATTAATAAGGCTTTCCTGGAACTTAATTACCCTAACTTGCTGTTCATCTGTCAATGTTAGGAATGAAAAAATAAAATCATCAATACCTAATTCTTTTTGGTCGTAATTTTCATTACCCGTAAAGTGTTTATTTAACTGTTTGAATGCTGTAATGAGATCAAAAACGCCGTCTCTTCCCTTTAATAATCCTTTATGCGCTAACATCTTTGTGCCTGTTTCAACTATTTGCGTGCCTATTGACGTGTAACATAGCCATTTTTCAACTGAATCACGGTCTTTGTCGTTATATTGGTGTGGACCTTTCAACGGCTTAATAAATGGCTTTGCTTCTACTTTCTTAGTTTGTAGAAATTGCGTTGCGATAGGTGGCTGACGCTTCTTTAATAGTTCGGTAATGTTTAAGTTGTTCATAATTAAAATATTGTTTTCCATTGTTCGTAAATTCTTGATGCTATTTGAGCTGTCATTATTGGAGGTACGCTCATTCCAATTAAATAAATATTATCTTGACCTTTGAAATTATAATCACCAGGATAGGATCCGATTAAATTATAACATTCTCTTTTTAAAATATACTTTTCGTTTAGCCAAAATCTAACACCTGAAGTAATTGTATTTGCGGCATCATCTAAATTTAATAATACGTCACCAAATCTTTTTTCACTATAATTTTGAGTTTCTTTTTTTTCTTCAAACTCTACAAAATTTCGTATTGAAATGACCGGCTCATTAAATTCTAAATTTAATAAAGGAAATTCATCAAACATTATTAAATCATTAACAGGTAATTGATTAATTAAATCGTTACGAACCGCAATAAAAAATACTCTTTTTCTTTTTTGAGGAACTCCCATTTTTTTTGAGTTAAGTAAAAAGCATTTAACTGTATAGTTTATTTTTTCAAAGTGATTGAATATCTTGTGGACATATTCTTTTGCGGCTCCTAAAATAATACCTTCTACGTTTTCAGCAATTACTATTTTGGGTTGTAGTTTTTCGGCTAAATCAATAAAATCAAAAAATAAAGTGTCTAAAACTTGTTCAGATTGACCTTCTCTAAAAACTTTTTCTTTCCCCCAATCTTTTTCACGATTACCAGCCATTGAAAAGCTACTACAAGGCGGTGACCCATCTAAAATATCCAAATTATAAAGTTCTTGTGGTAAATCATCATGTTCTTTAAATATTCTAATATCTTCTATGTATGTGTGTTTAGGTTTGTGATTCTCAATGTAGCATTCTGCCATTTTAGGATCTATCTCATTAAATCCTATAACATCAAATCCTGCTAATTTATATCCCATTGTTGAACCGCCACCACAAGCAAAGCATGAAAATACTTTGCCTTTATCTTTAGTAAATATTGCATCTTTTAATGTCCAATCGTAATTAAATTTATGTTTCATTTCAATTTTTTAATTGTTAGTATTTTTTGTTTTGGATAACGTTTCCTGAATTATTGGTTTAATTTTTATTCGTTTTGTTAAATAATCAAATTCACTTACTATTTGAGCTCTTTTATAAATTCTCTGTTCATTATCACATAAAACATAAAATCTATAGTGTGGTTTATCGCTTGAATAGCACTTAGCCGCCATTACTGGAAAATCATTTGTATCTTCTATAACGGCTACATGATACATATAATAAATTTTGCCTTTTGTTCTGAAATGAAAGATTTTCAATAAATCACCTGGTAATATTTGTTTTCCTGTTTTATCAAAGTAAATGTTACTTTTTCTACCTTCTAAATCCATAATTATTTATTTTTTAAGTTATTTAATTCTATTCTTAATTTTGAGTTTTCGGCTCTTAGTTGAAATATTTCTAACGTCCTTCTATTTTTCAATTCAAATATATCTGAAATGGTAGAACGTATGGCCGTTGCATAATGTGAAGCTTTTTTTAAATCTTTGTAAAATTCCTTTTTTTTATTTTCTTCAGTAGCCTTATGATAAGCCTCGCAATATTCTATACTTTCAGGAACTAAATTTTTAATGGCCTTTTCAACAACTTTTTTATCTGTCTGGCCTAAAAGTATTTCAATCTTAGCAAAAATATAATCACATCTGTTTTTTATTATTTGCTCGTTTTCTTTATCGTCTAACGTGTAAATTCTGTCATCGTATCTATCACGCCAAAGTTTAAAATTTTTATCTAAATTGCTCATATTTTTATTTTAAAACGGAAAATCAAATTCATCATCATTTTTAGGCATTTCAAAGGCTTCTTGGGGTGTAACTACCACTTTATAAACATCGATGCTTTTTGTGGGGTGTTTGTCGCTAAATTTAGTGTTATTTGAGTACTTTGATATTGAGTATCCATCTTCACCATCAAAAGTTTCGTAATATCTTCTTCTTCGCCAATCATAATAAATTGGATATACACCCCATTTGGCCACTCCTTCAGGTTTAACTTTCAAAACGTGTATATTAGTTTGGTTTTCTAATACTACGGGTTGGTCTCCTTCACCATCACACGGCTCTGGCCTACTAACTAATAATTGTAACATGGCCTTTCTGTTATTGTTCTTACCTCCGTAAAATTCATCGGCTAATGCAACTGTTTTTCTACGCTTTCCAGTTTTCATATCGTAGCTTTTATGGGTGTCTGCTACGTGGTTAACCATAATATCAAAACGGTTGTTTTCTTCAGCCTCTAAATTAAACCTATTTAAGACTCTTAATACTTCATTGGCCTTTGGTTCAAAATCGTCTACGTCATAAACAGGATCTATCACCAAACAGTCAAATTTAACATTGTATAAATTTTCGGCCTCGGCCACCTTTTTGTAGATATTATCTAAAGTTTGATATTTAGTGTCTTTCCGATCTTGTTTGAAAACATAAAGCTTATCCAATAAAAAATATTCAGCCTCCGTACATTCATCATCAGTCATAGCGTAATTGTTTACTTTTCCATCTGGCCGAATCTTTGAATAGGGCTTTCCTTGGTATAGGCCACAAAAATTACTAAACACTTTTTCTACTTCTCCCGATTCTGTTGTAAATATAGCCACCTTAAAACTGTGTAATTCTATCAACTGCATTACTAACTCATTGGCAAACGCTGACTTGCCGTGATTTGGTTCTCCTCCGATTAGTACAGTGGCTTTTCTACTACCCATTATTAAACGTTCTTTATCATATTGATTCCAACTTTCAAAACCAAACTTAATGGGTATAATCTCGCCATTCTCTCTGAGAACACGCATTTTCTTTTGATAAGATTGTATATCGTAAAATCCCATGTTTTAGTTTTTAGTTGTGAAATGGACCAGAATAGGTTACTTCTGTTTTTTGTGGTTTAGGTTCTGAGGTGTCTTTTTTAGTGTTTGAATACTTATCTAAAGTATCAGCACGTGAAAAAAATTCTAAAGTCAAATATTTAAATTCAGTTTCTTTATGATAATCGTTTTTAACAGCATTTGAAACAGCATCTAAAATATCCTGTTTAGTATAACCATCTTTTAATCTGGCTAAATATTTTCCTTTAACTTGCTTATTTACTAATTTAAAATCCCTTCCCGTTTTTTTATTTATAAAGTCTTTTAATTTTTCAAAGTCTATTTTGTCAGTGTCAATTATTTTAAGATTCGAAATGTAAATATCAATTTCTTCTTCAGGTAATTTATCAAAGAAAGAAAGTATATTGTTTATTTGTTTATTGTTTAAATGTTTATATATATTCCCTTTCTGTTCCTCTTCTGTTCCTTCGTTGTTCCCTTTTTGTTCCCTTATTGTTCCTTCATTATTCTTTAATTCAAGAATAAAAATTTTAGGTTTTTGGTTGGTGTTTTTAACTCCTTTTTCAGAATTTATAAATCCAAATTCAGTAAGTCTCTCAATTGATTTATAATAAGCATTTTTAGACACTTTAGAAGTCTGACAAACAATATCCCAATGGCATACAAAAGGATTTAACCAATTCAATCTGTTGCAGTATTTTAATAATGACATATAAACCGCAATATCTAATCCCGTTAAATCTGAATCTTCAGACTTATTCCAGAAACCGTTAATTTGCTCTATATAATTCATAATTAAAAACCATTATTTACTAATGTATAATTATCTTCTTTTTTAAACTTTATCCCGTCAAAACCATAAGAATAAGTATAAAAATCGATACATTTTATTGATCTTGAAAAATCATTTTCATTATCCATGTAGTTTTCATATTGATTAAATAAGTCAGTTAAATATATAAAACCGCCACTTGAGTCAATACTCCTGCCACATAATAGAATTTCAATGTTAAAATTATAAAACTCTCTTTTTTCTAAATATTCTTTCACGCCTTTTGCGTAATTTATAGCCTGTAAAAATGCTGAAATACCTATTTTATCTTTTTTTAATTCACATATTGTTATAACAATGCCACATTCTTCTATTTTATAAGTGTAGTTTTGATAATCAATATTGTTCTTATATTCCTTTCTAACAAAAATTAAATCAGATATTCCATAATTTCCAATTCTTAATTGTCTAAATCTTTTACCTTTTAAATAAAGTTGATCAAAAACTTGTTCGTCTGTTGCTTCGTAGATGATTTGTTCCAAATCCTTTTCTAAAAAATCCATACTTTCCGTATTTATAATTAAACAAAAAAATCATCTAAGTCATTCGGGTCCTACTCCGAAATCATTAGATGATTTTTTAAAATATTTTCGTTAATCAGATCGCTTTAGTAGGACTCACAATCTTAACATGTAGCAAATCTATAAATAGTTTTTTAATTACGCAACTTTATTTTTATATTTTCTTTTTTCTTTATGTTGAAAATGAATAGGATAATCAATCTTATATTTTTCTATATCACTAATTAAAAAGTATTTTAATCTATTATGTTTTTTAAATGGTATTTTGTGCTTATTCTGTCTATCGTTAAATGTACCATAAGTCATACCTAAGAATTCAGCAGACTGTTTTACCGTCATATAATTGGGTAATACTTCTTGTTCTATTTTTTTAGGTTTCTCAGCTTTTAAATTACGACTAAATTCGCATTCTGAATTTGAATCCCTACGACAAGGTCTATTTAAACTTTTAGCTAATTTAAGTGCGTTTTCTGCCTTTGACATTTCATTGTTTTTATATTCAATCGAATGAACGCTACCTTTAGTTTCTGTTATTTTTTTTCATATTTAATAATTTTTACCGCCTTCTTTCAATCTATTCTCTTTTTTATGGTCGGGTCTGTTTAGATTATATGCTAATTTTTCATCAATAGCACCGCCTAAATCTAAACCTAATTTTCCAGCTAAATCACCAATACGAATAATAGCATCTGCTAATTCAACTTCTATCATTTTTCTATGTGGTAAATGGTCATCCATTAAGCCTTTTCTGTCTCCTTCCATAGCTTCAGAAACTTCAGATACAATAAGCATTAGCATAGTTCCAATTTCACGTTCTTTATCGTGCCATCCCGCTTGTTTTGATTGATTATAACAGTGCTGTGAAAATTCGTTGATGTTGTTTTTAAAATCTGTCATTTTTATTATTATTTTTTTTGTTTAGTTCTTTATATCCCGCTACTACTTCATGGGCTTTTATTACGTCTTGGTTTATTGTGGTACTCATGGTTAAACTAATTTAATCCAACCGTACTCAACTAATTTTTCAACACTAACTCCCATCCACGGCATTGCATATCCTTTTGAACGTAGAAAATCACATGATTCAGCGGTTAAACATATAGGATATTCAGTATAATATTTTTCAGTATTAAATATCCTATCTAAAATATCTTTACCAACTTTAATAAATGCTTCATCATTTTTACCATGTGTATATCTATTTTGAATTGCTATTTGTTTAGCATCTTCATTGCTAATTGATGATAAATTTTTAAGTTGCAAATATTCCATTTCAATATCTTCAGGTTCATCATAAGCAAATAGATAAATATTACTAACTGGGTTTGAATCCAAAATCGGATTTACAAATACTTTTTACCCCCAATATTCAGCGAAGAATCTTACTTTATTTTTTTCTGTATTTTCCATTTTATTTATTTTTAATTATTTCTTCCGCTTCTTTCCCGGCGGTTTGTAAATTTTTAGAAGTTAAATAAATCAACTCGATATTATTCCAAAGAATAAAAGTGCTACCGAGTTGACCTAAGTGGTAATTATTGGATATTAGCATTTTTTGTACATATCATTATAATCTGATTCTGTTAATTCAATAATATTGACTACTATTACTTGTTCACATTTAATTTCATTTTTCATATCCTCCCTAAATTTAGGTATGTTAAAATAACTACCATCTGTAATATTAACACAGCATCCTAAATACGAGTTTGAATTTTTAAATATTCCAGCATATGATATAAAAAAGTATCTATTCATAATATTTATTTTTTAAAAGTATTGTTCGACGTTTGCAATTATATCTTCTTTATCAAAGTGAAAGTATTTAACAATCGTATCTAAAACCGCATTGTAATACTCACTAAATTCTTCTTGATTCATCGAGGCAAAAGATATTGATTTAGGCTCTTTAATTTCTTCACCGTGTATATTTGCTCTTAAATCGTAGTAACCTGATTCTATCGTTAAATCTCGTCTTAGGTGGTCGATGTTATTATACATTTCTTGATTCTGGAAAACCATATTCAATAAAGCAAAATATAATCTGTGAAATTTAGGATTTCTAACGTTTTTAAATTCAAATTCGTAAGGTTCACCTACTTTTATTTTTTTAGCCTTTTCGTAGTCAGAATCAAAAGCAATTTTAAAAGTGTTATTTAAGCCTTTTATTAGTGTTATTTTCATGAGCCATTCATTTTATTACGTTTCTTAAATAAATACTCTTGCTCTTCATTCCAAGCTCTTAAACGCTCTTTCTTTAGCTTCTTATAGTGTTCGTCTGTTTCATCTATTTCAATCGGTTTTTGCCTAACCTCTAAACCTAAACCGTTAAGATAACACTGTTCATCAAATGAAAGACTTGAATACTTTTCTTCTTGAAGTCTTAAATAGTATTCTTTTGACCTTTCCATTACGAAATATTAAATGTTGATTTCAATTTTTCTTCCGTAGCCTTGCTTACATTGTATTTCTTTCTGATTTGTGCCATTGTAGGAACTTGACCAGATTTAACAACACCTTCTAAAACCTTCCAATTAGCGTCGTTTTCATTCATCCACGGCAAACCGTTTGATTTGTTTTCTTTAGGTTTATTTTCAACGTTTCCACTTGCTTTATTTGCATCATCATCTTCAGCTTGTAAACTTAATAGAGATTGCAAAGAATAACGTCTATAATAAGTGATTGCAGAGCCTGTTTTTTGCGGGTCATTAAATTGTGTCAACGCAATAGAACTTTCGATTTTATCGCCTGATTCAATATCAATTATTTGAGAATACACCTCACCATTAACAATAGGCTGTAAAATCAATAAACCTTTAGCTTCTGCAATTGGTTCTAAGTGTTCCAATAGCTGATTAACATCGAAGTATTTAGATTTAAAGAAAGGATTTGTTGAGTCCTTAGACATTTTTCCTGTTTCTTTTTTTAGTTCAGATATTTTTTTTAAGAATTTAGTATTCATTTTTTAATCTTTAAATTTTTGTATAAGGTTTTCAAATTGTTCATTGGTAATCATGCCACCAAGTGCAGTGTACGATTCTACAAATTCAGTTAGTTCTTTCATAATTCAGTTGCTTCTTTCATTAATTGTTCTATTTCCCATTGTATATCCTTTAGACTCGAATCATATTCATATTTCAAATCAAGAAATTTATCTCTAGCCACTTTCAGCATTTCAAGCATTTCGGGGGCTTTAGATATCAATAATGCATTAGCTAAAGTTTCATCATGAGTATAGAAAACATTGCAAATAGTATTATCATTTTAATCTATAACACAACTATTATAACTATTATTTACAGATCCACTATTTGAGTTTAATCGCCATTTCCCTTTTGTTCCTTTGAATTCCATAATATCTATTTTTTAGTTTTAAATCTTAATAAAAACAATCCTAATAATATCCCCCAAAGGATAAATACATTAGTCAAGTCTTGTGATTTGCTTTCAAATGCTACGCCTATGCTCCAACCCAACATGAAAAAAGTAAGGCATATAAATGTGTTTAGTATTGTTCTCATGGTTGGTAGTTTTTAACTTTAGTGATTAATCCGTCTAAATGTTTATCATTAGTTTCTATGTCATTTGAAAGCCAAATTCTTTCTCTAAATAACCAAGTATTATCACCTTCCCATCTTGTTGCAGCAACTGTATTTATGCATGATTCAAAGTCTAATCCTTTTTCAATGCAAAGTTCTAACAATTGCATAAGTTTTTCTTTAGTGTTCATAATATTTATTTTTGTTTTAAGACTATGAAATTTCCCACATAAAACCTTTGTTTGTTAAAATATAACCGTCACTTTCAAGTATTAAAACAGTGACTTTAGATAAGATAGCAGGAAATGCCATTTTTTCAAATCCCTTTTCGGTTGTTAATAAAATATTCTCATATATTTCATCAAGTGTCATAGTAGGTTCTTCTTTGTATTCTGTTAATTTTCTTGCTTGTTTTGCTGTGATTCTTTTCATAATGTTTATTTGTTTTGTGTTAATTTAAAAAGTGAAAAAATATTTACTGAAAAAAGAAAGGCGTAGTAAAATTTTAAAAACATTTCTTTAGTTTCAAATGTTGCTATTGCGCAAAATATGGCAACCATAGTTGTAAATATAAAAATAATTGATTTAGAAAAATTCATAGTATTTATTTTTAAAAGTGATTTCTATTCGTGTTTACCCAAAGTTCATCTTGAAAATCCCTAAACTCTTCTTCCTCGTGTTGTTCCCTTTCATCTACATTACGGTAGTTTTCAATATATTCATCTAACAGTAACTCTAAAGGGTTGTCAATACTGCAAACACGCTCATTTTCGTAGCTTAATTTGTATTTACCGTAGTAAGTGCCGTCAATCGTCCAAATGCCGTTATTATCGTCCATAAACAACACGAATGATATTTCCATGTGATTGTCTACTATGTTTTCATTCTCAAAGGTTAGGCTATTTGCTAACTCTAAAGCTTTTTGCTTATCTTGTGGATTGTAATTATTCATAATTAAGGTTTTTTAAATATATAAATATTCTGATGTACTTTGGCTAATTTACCATTAGTAAATCCTTTTTCCATAGTCATAGCCTTTGTACCTACAGGTTCAATTAATATTAATTCATTATAAAGTTTCATTCCTGAAGAAATAAATAGCCTTTTTGTTAATCCTGTAAAGTCTTTTTGAAATCCTTGTTTATCTCTCAAATCACCTACAACAAATACAGCGTAACCATTAACTTTTAATTTATCAACTGATTTTTTAATAATAGAAGCATACTTTAATTTAAATAAATTATCATTCATATTAGATAAATCATCTTGTAAATCAGAATAAACTTCTAAATTCATATAAGGAGGGCAAGAGAATATTAAATCATATTCATGTATTAGGGTTTCAATAATCTTATCCGAGTCTCCAACATACCATTGAGGTTGATTATTAACGTCAAGAATTTCAATTGCTTGTTCCCTGTTACTGTCTACTTGCTCTTGCCTTAATTCAATGCCTGTATATTTAAAATTTAATTTATTAGCAACAATTCCCCTAACTGATCCTCCTGCAAAAGGATCTAATATTAAACCACCATCTTTACAGAACCATTTATAAATTATCTCACATATAACAGGATCAAATATAGATTGCCCTTTAGATGATTTAGATATTTTATTAACCACATCTTTTGTTGAATTACTCCATGTTTCAGTATTTAATATATCAATGTCTTTTGATCCACTGAAATTCATAAACATACTATCCCTTCCAATTTCAGATTTAATACCTAATTTAAGCCACTTTTTCCTTAATTGTTGCCATTTCGGATCACGCTTATTTAATATTGAAGTAGGGCACATTAGGAACTTGTCAGCTAAAGATTGATTGGTTTTAACTATTTCGCCAAATAAATCTAAATTATCCATTATATTTTTTTTAATAGTGAAGTAACGTTTTTGGCGGTAATTTTTTGCATTCCTTTAATAGCCTGAACGCCATCGCCCCCCATAAAGAATACTACTGTATATCCCTTTTTTTCTATTTTTTGAACTGTTGTCATAATGTTTATTTTTATTTATTTGTTTTTGCTTCTACAAATGTAAGACGTTTATTTTAATTGTGCAAATAAAATGCACTTAATTATTATAAACTATTGATTATCAAGTATAAAATTTTTAATTTCCCTTTGTTTTAACATTAACAATCTTGATTTTTCAGATGAATAGCCTAATAAAGTAATAAGGTCTATTTCGGTAAAGAACCTATCTTGTTTGTCTAATGTTTTTTTAATGGCTGTTCCTGTCTTGCAGTTTAGCACTTTAGATACTTCATTATGGTTTAAACTCATTAGTTTAACTAAATCCAAAGATAATCTGTGAATTTGTTCTTTCTTTGCTTTTTTAATTTCTTGCGTTGCTGTCATGTATTTAATTATTTTAAGCAAAATTAAGTATAATATTTAATGTACATACTATAACGTACAAAAATAAAACAAAATAAAAATTATAACATTGATTATCAATTAATTAAAATTTATTTTAATATTTACTATTGCGTGGTTAAATAAATGTACTAACTTTGTACTCAACAAAAATAAATACTATGAAATTATTATCAATGACTGACTTTGTTTTAGAGGTTAAAGAAAAATGTAATCAATCAGGATTTAAAGATTTTTCTTTTATGTCTCAATATCAATCTATTTTTAACTATGCTGAGTTTTTGAAACTTCCTTTGAAATTAGAAATGTTTATTCCATTAAGGCAAGACGGAATTAGCATAGTTGAACCTATACCAAATAAAACAAGCCAAAAAAGATATCCATACGAATTAAGAGACTATCGAGAAGCAAAGGAAAAGGTTTTATTTAAAGGCTTTTCGTATAAATTCAATATTGACAAAGATGGAAAGAAATGGGAATATGTGAAAAACGAATTTCCTCATGTTTTTTCTTTAGATCAGCTTAAAAATAATACAGTTGAAAGCTTATTAACACGATTTAAAAAAGAATGTTTAATTGAATTAACAGAATCAGCAATAAAACAAATATTCGGATAATGCTCAAAGTAAAGCCTAAGAAATGCCGTCAATGTGGTAAGATGTTTACTCCAACTTATTCGACTACTCAAATATGTTGTTCTCCTTTATGCGCAATGTCTTATTCTAAGGATAAAGAAACTAAAGTTAAGGCTAAGGAATGGGCAAAGGAAAAAAAAGAACGGAAAGAAGCGATAATGACGCATTCGGAGTGGCTTAAACTGTTGCAAGTAACATTTAACACGTTTATAAGAACCCGTGACGCTGAAGAAAACTGCATTAGCTGTCAAAGACCTTTAAAGGGTAGGAAATTCGATGCGGGGCACTTCCGAAGTGTTGGAGGAAATCCACAATTAAGATTTAATGAAGAAAATTGTTTTGGTCAATGCGTGCCTTGCAATAGAGATAAGCATGGTCATTTGTTAGAATACAGAAAACAATTAGTTATTAAATTAGGTGTTGAAAAAGTGGAATGGTTAGAAAATTTTAATGAATCATCTAAACTATCCATCCCCGAAATCAAAGAAAAAATACAATACTATAAAAACAAAATAAAAGAAATTAAAAATGGAAACAGCGAAAGATAAAGCGAAAAGCTTAGTAGAAAAATATCAAAAGAGTGAATTACTGAAAGATTATGATGGAATGTGGGATTTATTAGCCATTGAATGCGCTAAAATAGCTGTTGACGAGATAATAGAACAATGGGAGTATATAGACACTTACCTGTCTGACATGGGAGGGAAATTAAACCCTAATTTGATTTATTGGCAGGAAATAAAAAACGAATTAAACAAAATGTAATTATGAAAACAACCAAAGAACTTCTGAAAGAATATAAGCGAAATGGCAATAAGGTATTTCTGGAACCATGGGAAAAACCTTATAAAAAATATCGTGCAGGTAACAATTCAAAAAGACCTAAAAAAAGAAAATAAACCATGAAAACAAAAGAAGAACTTTTAAAAATATATTCGGCTTACTTGCCGTATCAGTTGGAAATGCAATATCAAGAAAGTGAACAATTTGGGATATTACAATCAATTCTTTGTGTAGATGATAGCGATGATGCGCGATTAGGAATTTCAAATATGTTTCAATCAGATCATTATTGGTTGTTTAAACCAATTCTTTACTCAATGGATATGCTCACAAAAGAAATAGAGCATAAAAGAGAAAGGTTTATTCCCGTACATTATTTAATGAAAATGAGAAGCGTTAACCCTGATTCATTTTGCTGTGACACTCGAAAACAGAAGGCTATTGATGCATTATTGAATGACTTAAAAATAACTAACAGAATTTCCATAGATATGTTTAATAAGCTTTTGGATTGGAATTTCAACGTTTTCGGCTTAGATGAATCGGAGTATATTAAAAAATAAACTTTAACTCTTTGATTAATAAAATATTTACTACATTTGTAATACAATTGTTTTCTGTGGTACATTAATTGAGAAGTACAATCAATTATAAATTTCAACCTTTGATAAACGTGGTGACAGTGGGAAAGACTACATTTTTAAAATCATTAAACCATGATAACGCAATTTGAAATAGAATATATTAAATATCATTTCCCATGGGAAGAGTTCGGACACGTGTTTTTTAACGCCGAATTGAAAGATGATTATTTAAGTCAAAAGAAAAGAATATGTGAGTGGTTTGATTTAAATTCAGTATTAGAATATGATACTATAATTGAAGGAAATAAAGAACTAAAATCAGACTTAAATACATTTTCTAAAAACTAAACAAAATGACTATCGAACAAATAAAAGCCAATTGGACTAAGACAGACGAAATAATATTCAAAACACCGAAGATTAAATTTAATTCACTCCAAGAGGCTAAAACTAAAGTAATAGCTAAACTATGAATAAAGAAGTTGAAAAATATAGAATTCAAATGTTTAAATACGGAATACTTTCTTTGCTTTTCGTATTAGAACACTTTGAAAGAGAAGAAAACTATGAAGAGTGTCAATATATTATTGATGCTATTCGACTACAAGAAGAACGTTTAGATATTAAACTTTTTACTATTATAAATGAAAACACTATTCAAGAAGTAATTGATAGTTATAAACCATTTGGATTAACAGGAGTGAATGCAGTCGAAAACAGTCAATATTGCGCTGAATTGATTATTGAAGAAGTAACAAATAAACAGAGTTGGTCTTTTACAGTTAAAGGAATTGGAAATATTATAGACTAATGAAAAACAGTTTATCAGGCAGTTTAATAAATGAATTGGAAGTTATAAGCATAGCTTTCGAAGAACGTATCAAAGCAAACCAACGATTGACTGAATTAAAGCAACGTGAAACAAAGTGTATTAAAACAATTACCGTAAAAGGTGACTGCGTAATAACTTACTATAAGAAATAAAAGTAATGGAAGGATTAACGGATAAACAAAAAAGATTCTGCGAAGAATACATCATTGATTTGAATGGTGCGCAATCTGCTATCCGTGCCGGTTATGCCGAAGGAAGCGCAAGAGTAGAAGGGTCAAGACTGCTATCAAATGATAACATTCAAGAATATATATCAAAACTGCAACAAAGTAAGTCAGAAGAGCTTAATATAACCCAAAATAAGGTATTGCAAGAGCTTTGTAAGATTGCTTTTGGCGACGTTAAAAACTACTTTGATGATATGGGTAGATTAATTGATATTAACGAATTAGAAAATCAAATATCAGCATCTATTAAGTCGGTCACAGTTCAGCAAGAGAAGAGTCAAGCACAAGGCGAAGTATTTATTGAGTCAACTATTAAAAAGATTGAATCTTACGATAAGTTAAAAGCTATTGACACTATCAATAAAATGTTAGGATTCTATTCTAAAGACAACGAACAAAAGAAAGGCGAATCGCAGGTTACTATTTTCCAATTGCCAAGTAATGGCAGATAAACAAGTTATTATTCGACCTCAAGAAGGTTATCAAATGGATTTCGCTTCTTCTTCTGCTGATATTGTAATTGGTGGAGGTGCTGCGGGGGTTGGTAAAACTTTTTCATTATTATTAGAGCCTATAAGGCATAAAGATGTTGAAGGGTTCGGCTCAGTAATATTCAGGCGTACAAATCCACAGATTAGAAATGAGGGCGGTTTATGGGACACCTCTGAAGGTCTTTATAATGCTTTAGGTGCCAAGCCAAGACAAACCAATTTAGAATGGGATTTTGGCAAGTCTAAACTTAAATTCTCACATTTAGAACACGAAAAGAATATTTACGATTGGCAAGGTTCACAGATACCATTAATAGGGTTTGATGAGCTTACCCATTTTAGTAAAAAAATGTTCTTTTATTTACTCACTCGTAATCGTTCAGTTTGCGGGGTCAATCCTTATGTTAGAGCCACGTGTAATCCTGATCCCGATAGTTGGGTAGCTGATTTTATATCGTGGTGGATAGATCAGGAAACAGGCTACGCAATACCCGAAAGACGTGGAGTATTAAGATACTTGATTGTTGATGGTGATAACTTTATTTGGGGTGATTCTAAATCTGAAGTAATAGAAAAAGGTTGGCATATCTTAGAAGAAGTTGTTAATCGTTCAGGAATAGATCCCAATGAATTTGTAAAATCCGTTACTTTTATTGGTGGTAGTATTTATGATAATAAGGAATTATTAAAAGAAAACCCCGCTTATTTAGGTAATTTATTAGCTCAAGATAAAGATACGCAAATGGCATTACTTCATTCTAATTGGAAAGTGGTAATTTCAGAAAATGATCTTTATGATTATTCATCGTTTTTAGGGATGTTTAATAATGTTTATGAAGTAGAACATAAAGAAAGATTTATAACCGCTGATATAGCCTTAGAAGGGTCTGATAAATTCATTATAGGGTGTTTCTATGGGCGAGAATTAATGGATATTGAAATAGTGGATAAATCAAACGGTAAAGAAGTTATAGATGATATTAAATCAATGGCTTCACGTCATAAAGTCCAGAATAAAAACATATGTTATGATAATGATGGAGTAGGGGGATTTATTGAAGGTTTTATTCCTGGCGCTATACCTTTTCATAATGGAGGTTCACCAATGCCTAATCCTGAAATAAAACACGGCGAAAAAGACTATAATAAGCCTGAAAAATATAAGAATTTAAAAACGCAGTGTTATTATAGGTCAGCTAAAAAAGTTTCTGAAGGCGAATATAAGATTAATGAGATCGTGGCTAATAAAATGTATGATGCTAAAATGACGGTTCGCCAAAGGTTCTTACATGAAAGAAAGGCTATACAACGTGATAAATTAGATCAGGATGATAAATTGTGTATAAACAGTAAAGGAGCGCAAAAAGCTAAGTTAAATGGTGATTCTCCCGATATTATGGACATGTTTATGATGCGTGAACGTTTTGAACTTGAGCCTAAAGTCGATGTTTTCTTTTTTTAAAATAAATTAATATTTTTCTTATAAAGTTTGCGTATATAAAATATAATATCTAATATCTAATATTGTATATAATTATTAAAGCAATAATATGAAAGAAGTAAAAGAATTAAGGCTTATTTGTGGAATTAAACAATTTCAATTAGCTGAAAAATTAGGTATTGAACAATCTAATTACGCTAATATGGAGAATGGCAGACTTATTCCTAAAAACATAGCACAGCTACAAGGCAAAGCATTTAAAATTCTAAAGCCATACTTACAAGATAGAATATCCGATGCTGAAATAGCATTAAATGAATTGAATAAAATTAAAAACATATTCTATGAAAAATAAAGAAATTATATTTTGGTATTTAATAGGTTTTGTTTTAGGAATGATAATTAATAGGTAAAAATTATGGAAAGAGAAATTAAATTTAGGTCATGGACAGTAAATGCTAATGGTGTTATTCTTAATCGTATGGATTACATGAGTAACCAATCAATATTTCAATGGGAATCAGATGGAATAGGTATGTTTATTATGCAGTTTACGGGTTTAAAAGACAGAACAGGAAAAGCAATTTACGAAGGAGATATAGTAGAATTTAATGTAGATGCAGGAAACGAAAAAGAAATAATAAATCAGATTGGAAAGGTTATAATAGGATCGCATTTCACAACTTTTGGTAATTGGCAATCCTTTTATTGTTCTTCGGTTTTAGTAGTCGGTAATATCTATGAGAACCCTGAATTAATAAAATAAAGTTTGCGAGTGTTATTTATTATTTGTAATATTGTAAAACAAAATAAAAAGCTATTTTTTACGAAAATGTTTTTGTAATTTCTAAATGGAGGATTTATATCTATCCTGTTCTTAAACCCGAATTTCAGCAAAAATTCTTCTGTTAATTCGATAAATTCAATTTCATCTAAATCAACCCATCCACCAAATGATTCTTCAGTATTTCTATCTTCTAATAAAATAACTTGACCAGGCGAGATGCAATCAATTGTTTTTACTTGACCTTTGTGGCTCACTAAATTAAGCCTCATTAATTGTCTGTTTTTCATAATACTATTGTTTAAGTTTGTTTAAATATTCTTTTACAATTGTTGTTATACGCTCCTTGTGGCTTATGGGGACACGGAAGTTAAGATACGTTGTGTCTTCATTGTACATTTTGGGGCGTCCGACTGTTTTAGTTTTATTCATAACAGCTCTACATCTTCGTTTAGCACACAATAAGCACCGACTTCTTGCTTAACTCTATAATCTCCAAATACTATATCGTAAACATCATATATTTCACCTATTTTATCAGCATACCAATATTCAGAATTGCTGCATTTAATTATTTTTATTCTCATATTTTTTATTATATATTTTATTTGCAACCTTAATAGCATTTTTTAAGGTGTTAGCCCTATCCATGTATTGTTCACCTATATGGGTTTTTAACACACCTAAATCACTGTTAGTAATATAATCTTTAATATCAAAACTAAATACTTTACCACTCATACAAGGTAAAATAAAAACATTTTGAGTGTCAAACCATTCAATAATGAATGCATTATAATTATTTTGCGAATC